TTATCTTGGATTAAGCAGAAAATAGATAGAACAATTAATGGTGATTTAGTTTCTAAAGCAAGAGATTCTATTGAAGGCCAGGTTTATCCAACAGCAAGAATTATTGGTGATCTCAAACCAACTGATGACTTTGTATGGATTGATCAAAATGCACGATCATTATTCCTATATGAAAATACTACGATAAAAGATGGAGGATCAGCTGCTGGTATAAGTGTTGATAGTGCTGGTGGAATAATTGTGGATGGTTCAAATCCAGTTGCTGCTGGTCTTACTGCAATAGTTGCTACTAATGGAACAATTTCTTCATTAGATATTACTGATGGAGGTAGTGGATATAGTGGATCAGTAACTGTTAAAATTGCTAATCCATTCTCAGTTGGTATGACAACCACATTTGTCCCTGATGGTACAAATACCGTAACTGGTATTGGATCAACTGCTACTGCTACACTTTCATTAACAAATGGTGTTGTTACAGGATCATCTATAGTTAATCCTGGATTTGGTTATTCTCAAGCACATCCACCACAAGTAATTGCACAAGCACCTACATTCTCAACGGAAATTATCACTACTATTGGTACTTTCAATGGAAATAGTGGTATTATTACTGGAATTAGTACTTCTGTTGGTATTGGTACAACTTTAGCAGTTAGATTCTTTGTTGGTGGTGCTTATGCATTGACAGATAATCAACCAATTTATATTTGTGATACAACTATTGGAACAGGAGTAACTTCCATATATACCAATGATGATGATGTAGTTAGTACTGGAACTACATTCTTAAATAATGTCTACTTAGTATCTGAATTTGATACTAATGCTGGTGTTATTACTTGTAATGTACATTCTGATTCTCCTGTAGTCGGATTATCTACTCAGGGTACACGTCCAGTTGGTAAATTCTCATGGGGTAAACTTTCAGGGTTTACTAGAACAGGAGTTCCTCCAATTGGGTTAGGAGTTACTGGATTTACTATTGGACAATCTGGATTATCAACATATCCAACAATTCAAAGAAGAGGATTTGGACTCCGAAATAACGGTCCTCTGAGAAAGAGTCTTTAACTTAGTATAAATATAGGAAAAAGCTAGTAATATGGCTGCCATTGTAACAGATCAATTTAGGATTTTAAATGCAAATAACTTTGTAGAGACTGTAGAAAGTCCTGCAAATTCTTATTATGTATTTCTAGGATTGACAAATCCATCTACGGTTGGATTCGGTAGAACAAATAATTGGGATGAAAATATACCAAACCCAACAGACAGTATTGATATAGTAAATCATACTGCTGATACTATGATGTTTGGTAAAAAGGTAGGTGCTGCTAATATTCGTAGATTGGTTAGAAGAGCTGATTGGGTTCAAGGAACAAGATATGAAATGTATCGCCATGATTATAGTGGAACAAAACCTGCTCCAATAACACAAGCATCTAGACTTTATGATGCAAAT